TGTTTTTGGTGTTTTCCCAGCACCTTTACGACCAAAACCCATCATTCCACCAAGTCCTCTGACCATACTTGTTGCAGTTTTTATCGCAAAAATGATTGCAGCCCCAAAGGCAGCGATTGCTACACCTAGAGTAATAAGAAAACCTTTTGTCCAACCACCAAACTTATCATTTGCATCTTTAAATATTTTTTTTGCAACACCAGCTAAACCCTCTTCTTGAAATACTGCATATAAATCTTTAACATAGTTAATAAATGACTTTGTAATTTCTATGGTTGCACGGATAGTCTTTTTCAATCCCTCAATAAATTTAGGCCACATATCACTATTAATAAATTTTTGTAAAGCAAATAGTGCAGTAAGTAAAAGACCACCAGTCACTATATTTTTTAAAATTGCACCTATACTTTTAAATGTAGTTTCTATTGGTGATGTTATCGCACCTAATATACCTTTACCAAGATTCTGAACAGATGTTAATAGTTTACTACGGTCTCTCTTTTCATCTTTTTTATCTTCATTACTTCTTGTTATAGATTCTTTTACACCTAATGCAAAGAATTTTATTCTCTCACCAAAAGTTAAAAATCCTTTTTTATTTGCTTCTAAAATTTCTTGTTGTAATTCACTTTGCTCTTCTTTTTGTTCTTTTGTTTCATCAATACCTTGAGTTTGTATCTTTTGTAATTTTACTACTTCTTCTGTTGTTTCTCTTTGAAGATTATCAGTTTCAGTAATACCTTCTTTTTTATCAAAAGATTCTCTTTGGGATGCAAGTCTAGTATCATTAATTATTTCTGGTAGTGCATCTTTTAGTCTTTCACCAGCATCATCACTTCTATCATTTTGTTGAATAATAGTTTGTAGACTATCAGTAGTTTCTTTTTGTCTTTTGATAAGTTCTTGAAAGTCTCTTGAAGTAATATCAGCCATTATTTTTTCTTCTCTGTTTTCTTATCTACATATGCATTTGCACCGAAATATGCGGCCACTAATGCTGAGATTGCAACAAAATATGTTGGTGCAATATCGGCGATTAATTTTGCAGCTGTGTCTTGTCCTAACATTGCAGTAATTAATATACCACTAGGATAAAATAACATACCAAACAATGCGAACCAAGTCATAGTTCTCATTGCATCTCTACGAGCATCTGCATCTTCTAATTCTTTTCTTTTAAATTCCAAATCCATCTCCAATTCTTTTTGAGTGATGTGTCCATCACCATTCAAATCTTTTTTAGCGACCTCTGGGTCAACTGTTTTAGGTATTTTGTTGTTGTTTAAGTCGTTCATTTTCCTCTCTTATATGTTCGTTTAACAATCCTACATATATTTCTCTTTCCCAAGGCACCATATTTTCTAATTCTATCAAACTGTATTTATGATGTTGCATCATTGCGAAGTTAGTTTTAAAATGATTCTCAAGAGTATCGTGAGAAAGAGCTATGTAAAAAAACTATTCAAACCCTCCAGTCTAACTTTTGAAGAAACATTTGTGTTTGGATTATTAACTTCTACATCTTTGTATAATTTTGGTATATTATCAAAGAATTTTCTTACTTTATTAAATTGGTTTGACGATAAACTTTCAACAAATTCTTTAGATTCTTTTTCATTGAAGTCTGTTTTTTCGTAAACTTTTTCACCATCTATAACTCTATGCACACAATTAATAATAATTTTAAATAAATCTTCCATAGTAGGATTTTTAAAATCTTTTAAGTGTGATAAATCATCAATAGACGGATATCTAAATTCTATTGCGATTTTATCATCTAACCTAACTAAATTACTATCTGGTAAAGGTTTATCAACCGTCAAATCAGTAAGATTAATTTCTTTTGTTACATATGTGTTTTCCTCATCTGGACATTTTATTGAAACTTTAGTAGTTTCACCAGATGATTTTGCACGAATATTTACAAATAAATATTCTAAATCTGCCATAGGTATTACACCACTTTTTATTGTATTATTAGTGCAATTCTCTATAAGATTTTTGACTGCATTTATAACATCTTTCTGTTCACCAGTTTCATTGGCAATCATAAGATTTTTTTCTTCTTTTACTAAGTATGGTCTATACTTAACATCAAGTTGAGAAATTGGTAATTTTATGTCATAAGTTGACACTTCAAATTTAGGCAAAGCCATAATGTACTCCTTTATCTAACAAATTTACCGATAGTGTTACCAACACCACCAGTGATTATATCTGCAGCTGAACCAGCAGTTGCAATCGCAGTTGGTGATGCACCAGACTTACCAAGAATATCATAAAGAACACCTTTAGGACTTATGATACTATATCTGGAATCATCCCCAATATATATATCTGACCCTCTTAACCTTAAACTTTTATCTGCAAGACTATCATCAACACCTTCTTCTTTAATAGTGTGCCACTCTCTATATGCAAGTTCAACCGTTACTCTTTGAATTTCACTTGATGCCTGATTTAAATCTTGAGGTGAAATAGATTTTGGCCAGACCTCTTTTACTGAAACACCATAACTTGTTTTTTCCTCTTTTGCACCAGTAAATGCAAAAAAATTAAATGGTATAACTGTACTACTGCCTTTACCCATTTGAAAAATATCTAACTCACCAATGTAATTATTATAATAATTTAGATTATGATTTAATGGGTTATATATGTTTTTCATCCACATCTCAAAGAATCTTTTTTCAGACATATCTGCATTACATAAAAATGTTGCTTGTAGTGTCGCATATTGACCAACACCTTGAGGTAGTTCTCTTGGTGGGCCATATATGTTATCGTCTGGTGCAGAACGAATTGTTCTGCCTGGGAACTGTAAATTTTCTGCTCTTAAACTAACATAACGATTACTTTCACCAGTAAATAATTTACACTTTAAAAATATCTCAAATCTATTCTGTTGTGCTTGTTCTCTACCATATAAAGAACTTTTGAAATCTCTTAATGAAAATACCATTAGATTACTTTCCTACTATCTGACCACACTTTACTTGCAGACGATTTTCTAAATCTCTGTACTGGTAACATAATTGCAGTCATAAAATCTTCTTCTTCTAATTTTCTAAATCTACTTCTAACATTACTATTTAAATATCTTTTCAAAGTCGGTTTAACAAGTCTTACATTTTTCAACGCACTATAATTTGCATTTGGGTCTAAACGACTTAATAATCTAGCTCTAAGTGCATATGGTAAATAGTGAAAATTAATTCCTAAAAATCCATCTCTGTATCTTTCTATTGGTAATACCAATGGAAATGTATCATAATATGGTAACTTGTTTTTCAATTTAGGGTCGTATATAAACATATTCAACGCACCAAAATTGACTCTACCAGTTATCTTTCCATCTCTTATGAGTTGTGCTTGAGATGGTGTACCAAGTTCTTTTATGCGATTACGATACCATTGATATGGTTCTTTACCACTTTTCCTTAACTTTGATATTTCGTCAAATATACTCATTTATTATATTTATAACTGGGATTGAGGTGGTCTTCGGTCAATATTACAAAATCCATATTTCTATCCCTACAATATTCTCTTGCAGCTTGCCATTTTGCAGTATTCTTTCCCCACTCGTAAACTTCTTTTACAAATGATTTGGTTTTTCTTTTAGGTATTTTAGGTTCAACAGTATATTTTTTAGGTTTGACTTCTATAATCATTTTTCTTAATTTACCATCTGCCCTTTTGACTTTTACATAAAAATCTGGGAAATATCGGTGGATTTTACCATCTGTGGGTAGACGATAAGGTATTATGAGTTCTTCTGACCCCCACTCTAACACTCTAGGATTTTTATCACAATACACCATAAATTTGCGTTCCCACAAACTTCTGTAATAAATAGTAGTAGGATTACCTTTATACTTTTTTTTGTTAGAGGGAATATAACGACCACTATAACTCATAGGAATATTTATATGGTTCTAAATTACAAAGACATCGCAATGGGAAAAACCCCAACTGAGGATTTAACAAATGATTTTAATGCAGACCCATTTAAACAAAGAGTGAGTCTTGACCAAAACACTAGACAAAGTAAATTTAATCAAGAAATATTACAATATCCATTAAATGCTGGTAATGATGGTGGTATGACACCAGCTGGACATCACATACAATTTGAGATATTAGAACAAGATGTAGGTACAATCAAATTTGGTGAATTACCTAAAGAAACTGCTGATGAGGTAGTTGGTATTAGTTCACTAATAACTAATTCTTCTGTTGCAAGAGATGTTGTCGTAAGTAAAAATGGTTCTGTGTTTACTTTAGTTCCAGCATTATCACAGAAAGCACAGTCAACACTCTCAGAGGGAAATTCAAGTAGAGCTGCACAAGAGTTAGGCCTTAATCCATTTATCAGTGGTTCAGCAGAAGTTAAAAGAGTTCAAAAACAAGGTGTAAGAATTAGAAACCAAACATTTGCAAGAGCACCCACTTCTAGATTACAAAGTTTGATAAAATTGTTTATGCCACCAACTGTTGAGGTTACATATGCACCACAATATACTGATGAAAATATAGGACTTGGTTCAAAAACTGCTGCTGGTGCAGTAGATGAATTTGTAGGGACGGATGGTGATATTGCTGAAAAAATCGGTAATGCATTTAACACAACTATGAAAAGTGGTTTAGCAGAAAAGGCTGCGATTGGAACAATAGACACACTTGCGCCTGGTTTTAAAGCTATATTATTTGGTAGGTCTGGTAAAGCAGTTAACAATAGATTAGAATTAATATTTTCTGGTTTAGCAAAAAGAAGTTTTACATTTAATTTCAAATTTTTACCAAAAAGTTATCAAGAAGCAAAAGCAGTTTATAATATTATAAGAAGATTTAAATTTCATATGTTACCAGAGATTGCTGGTGATGTAACAACATCAAGAACATTTGTTACACCAGATGTTTTTGATATTAAATATATGATGAGTGATGGTAAAGAAAATGAATACATTAATAAGATATCAACTTGTGTATTAGAAAATATGAATGTAAAATATGGTGGTGATAGGTATCAAACATTTGACCCATCTATGGCAGAGGCAGGAGCACCAGATGGTATGAAGGCTCCGCCAGTGCAAACAGAAATGACACTTCAATTTAAAGAACTAGAAATAGTTACACAGAATAATGTACTTGCAAGGGGTTTTTAATGGCATACTTTCAGAACTTTGAAACATTAACATATGATGTAGTTGGTGATGGTAATCCAAAACTATTCACTCATATATTAAGAAGAGTTAAGATAAATGATTTAGTAAAAGATAACATTTTACTATATGATT